GAAATACTTTATAAAATAAAAATTTATATATAATAAAATGAAAAAGATTAACATTGTAGAAGTAAATGATATGGATACGACAATTGTAATTAATTTTTTTCCATCTGATGATGAAAATATGGTAAAAAAACGTATCGCTTCTAAAATAAATAGTATCCCAGAATATATCTTTTTTTTAAATGAAGATATTTTAAATTATAGCGAAAGCGAACCTTTTTACATTCAAGATATGTTTAATTTTATTAAAAATGCTTCCATTAGAAACAATAGTAATATTTTTTCTGAATTGTATTTAAATGATGAAGATGAAATTGTTAAAGAATTATTAAGTAAATTTAATATTAAAGATATTTTTATTATATTTTTGGTTTACAATAATGTTCTTGATGAACAATATAAAGAAACTGGATTTTTTGCCGATATTGAATCTACTTTAAAAGATTTTGAAAATGTTGTTTTAAAAGACATTCCTTTAAATAAGAATATCGAAATTAGTTATGAAGAATTAAATAAAAAATGGGAAAATCGAGAAATTGTAAAGAGAAATTTTCGTGACAAAATTGAAGAAAATAAACAATCTATTATAAATTCTGATGCATTAAAAGTTGAAATTAATAAAGTAGAAAAAACATTAGATTATGATGAATTCGAAATTAAAAAAGAACATATTTTAGTGAAAATCACCAATATGCCAATTTCGGTATTAGAACTTTTCAACGATATTAAATTAAATGATGATATTCCTTTTGCTTATTGTAAAGAATTTTACAAAATTTTGAAAGGATTTAAACCTGAAAATAAAAGTTTAATTGTTTCTGATAATTTAACTTTAGAATTGAAATTACATAAAGATATCATACAAATAACGATAAATAATGAAGGCGAAATGTCATTTGACCATCCAAAAACGTTAATTACATACAAGGAAATTATCGATAAAATAAGAAGTATCAATTTAAATTTAGAATTATCTGAACCAGAAACAGTTGGATTAAATGGGGCGTTTGTATTCAATGATATAAAAAAACAGTTAAAAGTTCCTTTTAATAAATATGTATTTTCTGATTTAATTATGAATGATAAATTATTTTCTAAATATATGACATTGAGTGAATTAGAAAAAGCACAAAAATCCAGATTTCATATTTTATTCCATGATGAAGAAAACAAAATATCTTTTGAAATTTCATTATCTGAAGAAAAACATTTAAGAATCACAGTTTTGAGATGTAAAGATATTAAAAATATCGAAAGATTTCAAGATACATTATCTAAATTATTGGTGATATATTCAAAACGTTATGATAGTATTGTTAAATTTTACAAACCATATGTAAATTTAGAAGAGAAAGAAGATGATGAAACAGGTGAAGACGAAACAGCAACTACAAAATTAAAATATATCGCTCCTGAAATATTTTTAAGTACATCTGGTTGTGGTAGTTATAATCCAACTCTTCTTAAAACTGAAGAAGAATATGAAAATGCATTAAAAGAAGGTAAACATGTTATGATATTCCCGAAAAATATTTCAAAATCAGAATATAAAAAAATGGTAAAATCAGGTGAAAAACCGTTGAAATTTATAGTTAAAGATAGATACAAGTTTACATGTGATTATAAAGACCACAAGTATCCTGGTGTTCTTATTAATAAAACAAAAAACAAAAACGAAGTTCCATTATTACCTTGTTGTTATAAAACTGATCAAGCAAATAAAAAAGCAAAAATGGATTTTTTAAAATATTTTGATATCGTTACAAAAGATAATAAAGATAATTTTAATTTTTTCCAAAAAGACGAAGACGAAATTGAAGGTGAAGGTGAAGAAATTGAAAACGAAGGTGAAGAAGAAGAAAAAGAAATAACTGAAAATATAACAAAACTTCAAACGAAAATCACGACAAATAAAATTTTAAAAGAAGGACAATTTGGTGATTTACCAAAAGATATAAATGAATTTTTTTCTAAAATGGATACAAATGAAGATAAATATTATCTCCGAAAAGGTGTAAAGAAAACTAAAAATAGTTTTATTCAATGTATCGTTGAATGTATTGAAGAAGAAGATATAAGAAATATTAATTTGTTGGAAGATGAAGATGAAAGAAATCAAAAATTAGAAGAATATTTACGAATTACCGAATATGAAGATATAAGATATGAAATATTGCAATATTTGCCATTATGTAAACAAGAATGTTATAATGAAAGTATTGAAAAAATCGAAGAAAATATTAAAAACAATGATGAATATTTTGATCCGCAAAAATTTATTCGTTTACTTGAATACAAATACGATATCAATATTTTCATCTTTCATAAAGACAGAAATCGCGAAACTTTAGTATTACCGGAACATAAAAACCAGTATTACAAATTTTCAAATAAAAAGAAATGTGTATTTATTTATGAACATTATGGTACTTTGAGGAGTTATTCGTCATATCCACAATGTGAAATTATTTTAAGAGCCGATAAAAATGATAATAAAAACAATCAATATATTTTTGATTTTTCTTCAGAAATTGTTAAAAATGTTATGGAAATATACAAGAATTTAGATAATGTTGTTTTCTATGAAGATAAAGAACGAATATTCAGAACAAATATTAATGGTGATTTGTATTTAAAGAACAATAAAATTGTTTCACAAGTTGTTGATGTTTTTGGTAAAACGCGAGTTCTTGTTATTGACGTAAATAATAAATTGTATGCTATAAATATTATCCCTATACCTCCTTTAAATGTTCCTATTATAAGTTTGGAAGAAAGTCGAAAATATAATTTAAAAGGAAATTATGAACGGGAAATCGGAATTATGAATGCAGAAAACGTCGAAAATATGATTATTGGAACAATGGGAGAATTTGATGTTTACATTGAATATGCTGAAGAATATAATAATTTCAAAGAATATAACAAAATGAAAAAACTATCGCGATGTATAGTAAATCAGTTTATATGGTTATATAGTAATTACGTGATTGAAATTACTGATCCAGATTACAGAACATATAATGATTTGATAAATGATGATTTTTCTGAATTTATTGAAATGTTTGTAGAAATTGATTCATCATTTAATTATGAAATGATTCCCAATGTTTTATCATTTGATAACGAAGGTATTATGCGTAATAATAAACTAATTATTAAATCTGAAGAAACATTAAATCGATTAAAATATGTTTTGAAACATAAAATTACAAGAGATTTCAGTCGTATGTTAAATTTCCATAATCAAACTGGTATGTCGGATTATTATATTGATATTGATGATTTTGATTCTCATTCTTCAATACAGACTCTTTTGAAAGGAAAAGATTTTACGGAAAAATGGTTAAGAGATATTGATATTTCAGATGATTATGAATTATATAATGAAATAAATTTGAAGAAAAATAATTATTTCTTCCAGAATCAACTGATTGATGATAAATTATATATTGCGCGAAATGTTGATAGTATAAATAAAGCTATACAATTAGGAATATTTTGGAATATGGAAAAATATATTTCTGAGAAAATGGAAAAATTTGATGATGAAATGTATGGATATCGTATATTATTATATTCTTACAAAAATGCAAAAGACATAGAAAAATATACAATTGAAAAATCCGAAGAAAAAAATGGAGGGAAATTGAAAATTATCGGATATAAAGTAAACGGTATTAAAAAATTCACCGTTTTATTGGATTTAGATGTCTAACAGTTTTAATTTTTTAACCACATTTGGTTAAAAAAATTGTGATAAAAATTAAAATTTTCTTATAATAAATAAAAATGAATGATTTACAAATACAAGCGCTTGGCTTTGCATCAATATCTGGTGTATTATTATTAGCATTACAATTAAGTGTTTCTAAATATGATAGTGACGAAGACAAAAAAAATGATAAACCAAATTCTCTTTGGTTATATGGGACTATAATATTGGCGTTAATTTTTGGTATATCCGCGCCTATATTATTAATCAGTTTATTAAATAAACCCGAAAATTCTAATAATAAAACATCATAAATTTAATCATCATCTTCATAATATCTGGAAGGATAAACGGCTTCATCGATATCTTCATAGAATTTTAAACATTCATCGAAAATGTTTATAAACATTTCAATATTATTAGTAAGAAAAATATCGCGATGTGTTTTACTTTTGTATTTATTAAGTTTCATTAAAATCGCAGATTCAATAATTTCCATCATTTTTGGATTCTTACAAGATATATGATAAGGAATTTTGTAATCGATAATTTTTGCGCGATGAAATATTCGTCTTTGTTCTGATAAACTGTCTACTTTATCAACCATGTACCTACCTTCACTTGTAGATAATAAAAATATAACATTTTTATCTCTATCTTTTTCAACTGGTCTTTTGATTGGAGGAACATCTTTATATTCTTCACATACTTTATCACGTTCGGATTGACTTTTACATAATTGTAATTTTAATTCACAACTTTCGTCATGTATAGATTGTTGTAATAATTGTTCAATTTTTATATAATAATCTTGTAATTCATCATTTCTTTTTGTTCCGGAACGTAGGCAGAATTTTTTAAATGCATTAATGGTAAGAAAAATACGGTCTTTGTTATAACAGCCTGTAAAATCTTCATTATCGGTTTTTTTTGCGAATCCTTTAGAGACATAATCAATATCGACGACAAAATGTTTTGTTAATATAGTTTTTGCATGTTCTTTTTTCTGGAAACCTAACCAACGCCAAATGTTTTCAAAGTCGATAATGAAATCATTTTTTGTGTCGTATTTGATATTACAGTAAGCATTTGCCATAAAAAGCTGCTGTTGTTGTTCTGTAAAATTATCACGAATCTTGTTAAGTATCTTATTATCATATTTATAATACATAGCGTTTCTTTCAATCAGTTGAATAATGTTTATTGAATGCATTTTCTGATTTTATAAAATTTGTAAAATTATAAAATCAATTTTTTTATTTTATGTTTCTATACTTTCATTTCTTCTTCGTTTTTGTTGATTTCACCATTTCCTTTTTTACTCATTAATAATTCATGTCTTTTTGATTTTTTATGTTTGCTCATACAATAATGTGTAACAGTCATCCCACATTCACATTCTTCTTTGGCCTGTCTTTGTACTGCGATTTTAGTTTTATAATTCTCTTTATAATATTTTTGTCTTTCATCTAATATGATTTCTTTATTATTTTCATAATATTCTTTTCGCTTTTCTAATATTTGTTCTTTATTTTCTTGATAATATTCCATTACTTTACCGATAAATTCTTCTTTATTTTCTTCATAATATTCTTTACGTTTTTCAGAAATTACATCAGCATTTTTTTCATGATATGCTTTTTGTCTTTCAGATATTGCTTCTTTATTGTTTTCACGATAAACACGGTCGCGTTCTTTAATTTCTTCTTTATGTTCTTCGTTGTATTTTTTCTTTCTTTCGCGTTCTTTTTCTTTATCTACAATAGGAGTAGCCTTAGGGAAAACAACATCTGATTCCTCAACATCTTCAAAAAATTTACTACAAATTTCAAAAACATCTGTAAATATTGTTAAATCACAATCTTCTGGTAAACAGAACGCATCTCTTGTTGCTTTACATTTATATTTATTCAGTTTTGATAATACTAAAGATTCGACATAATCCATGATTCTTGGACTACTAAAACTTTTATAATAAATCACATCGAAATCATGTAATTTGTTATGATTGTAGTCATCTTGACGATGGTTCAAATCTGTCGCTTTTCCGATTGCGTATTCTCTCGTTAATAAAGATTCTTTAGTAGCCATAATATATACGACATTTCTATCTTTATAAATTTCTTTAGGTTTTTTAATATATTTTCTGATTAATTTTTTATTTTCTTCTTCGATTTTTGTTTTTTCTTCTGATAGTTTTTCATTTTCTTCTTTTGTATCTAAAAGTTGTTTTCTCAATTCATTTGATTCTTCATTAACAGTTTCGTGTAAAAGCTCTTCGAGTTTGATATAATAATCGTGGATTTGGTCAGCTTTCTTTGTCCCTGCTTTCAAACAGAACTTCTTGAAAGTATTGACTGTTAATAGAATAGTTTCTTTGTTTTGTCCTCCATTCAAAACCGCTCCACAGATCGGTGGAGCGGAATTAATATTGTTTTGTCCTCCATTCAAAACCGCTTCTGCCGATTCAGAAGCGGTTTTTTTAACTTGATAATCAGTTTCAATTGTAAAATGTTTTTCTAATGTTGTTTTAGCGTTTCCTTTTCTTGCGAAACCCATCCATTTCCATACGTTATCGAAGTCGATAACAAAATCTTTCTTGGTATCATACTTAAGAAAGCAATAGAAACTTCCAATAAACAACTGCTGTTCGGTCTCTTTGAAATTGTCTTTAATCTTATTGATTAGTCTGTTTTCACAGTTATCTGAAAGGATACTTATCTGATTATCCTTTTCAATCAATTTAATAATATTTAATGACATGTTTTTAAAATCGCTTATATATTAAGGAATGCATTTCTTTAAATAGCTTTTACAAAAAACAACAAAATAAAATCAAAATTTTATTTTTTTTTATTTTTTTTCAAAATTATTATTTAAAGATTTCATATATATTTATAATAATGACGGTTTTATTCAAAGCAAAAACTCAAGAAGCATATGTAATCAAGATATTAGCAGAGTTATTAAGTAATAATATTAAAACAGGCTGTTTTGTCATCGATGAAAATGGAATTTATTTATGTATGATGGATTCACATAAAACGATATTAATTGACCTTGTTTTGAGTGCTGAAAATTTTTCAATTTATAAATTTAATAGTAAAAAATTGTACCTTGGAATCAACCTTGTACATTTTCATCGCATGGCGCGCTCGATCAAGAAGAAAGACAGTTTAGAGTTGTTCATAGAAGAAAGATGCCCTAATGATTTAGGAATAAAAGTCATTCCAAAAGAAAATAATCGTACCACAATATCATATGTAAAAATACAAAGCATTCAAAATTTAGATATTGATATTCCGACAGGTTATGGCAAACCAATAATTGTTAATTCTTCAGATTTCCAAAAAATGATTAAAGAAATGTCAAGTATAGGTTCATCAATGAAAGTTATATCAAGTAATTATAAAATTGAATTTTCCTGTAATGCAGGAGGTATTTTGAAAAGAAAAGTGCAATTTGGCGAAGACGATGAAGATGATGATGTAAGTGCTTATGAATATTCCCAAGAATTTATTACAGAACAATTATGCCGTATAACAAAATTATCGGGATTAGGTTCAAATATGCAAATATATACCGGTAAACCATTATTATTCTCTTCTAATGTTGGTAATTTAGGTAAAATATCAATTTATATAAAATCAAAAGAACAAATAGAAACCGAAAATTACAATACAATTGAAAGCGATGAATACGATTCTGACTGAACTTTAGTCTCCTAAATATATGATTTTTCTTAACCATAATAACAGGTTAAGAAAGATGACGTTAATTTTTTCTAAAACTTCCGTTTTGATTTCTTTTTTGATTTCTTTTTTGATTTCTTTTTTGATTTCTTTTTTGATTTTTTTCCATCTTTTGGTATTTGGTTTGTTCCAAACATAAATTCTGCTATAATATTAAATATTCCAGTTTCATTAATTTTTACATCTTGTTTTTCACTTTCATTAATAAACGTTTCTAAGTTTTCTAAATTTTTTTTTCTCTTCAATGCATCGCTGTGTTCTTCTATTCTCTCCAATGTATCTATATCATCATCTTTACTAGCATAAATTTTCATCGGCATTTTTATTAATATAATAATTTAATTTTTTTGTTATTTAACAACTTATAAAATTTATAAAAAATGAGTTCGGAAGAAAAAACAAATGAAATTAATCTTGAAGAAGAAATTGAAGATATCGACGAAGAATTTGACATTGATGATGTTAATTATGAAAAACATATTTTAGATTTAAGCTTAAGATATGAAACACGAATTAAATTGATTCATCGCTATTTCCAAGAAAATCAAAATAATGCTATTGAAATTATTAGTCGTATTTCGGGGATGTATCAATTTAGCGGTGCTAAAATCCTCGAAAAATATTTAAATGGAATCGCTTTAGAAACAAAATTATCTGATTTCTTAAACGTAGAAGCTGTAAAAGGTTTATTATCATTTACTGAATTCGAAGAAGATATTTATGATAAAGACGATGATGAAATGAAAGAAATAAAAACTGAAAGTAATGACGCCATCAGACAACGAAATGAATTACGACAAAATATTGCTTATGAAACATTAAATATAATTTGCTCACGACTTGGTAATGAATTGGCGACCCCATATAAAATCGACGTCATTTGTTCTTTAATGGAAAATGAAAAATATAAAGAAGAATCATCGCTTTATTTCATAAAAATTATAGAGGATAATAGAATCGATTGTGATTACCGATATAAGTCTATTTTATCTCTTGAGAGAAAGAAAATAAGCGATATCAAATTTCATTTATATAAATCGTTGTTAAGTTTTTTGAGAAATGATAACAATTTAATGATGTATCGAATATTATCATCACAATATCTTCTACAAAGTATAAAAGAATTAATGACAGAAAATGAAATAAAAGAAGTTGAACAAAACCTTTTAGAATTTGCAGAAAATGAAGATAATGAATATAATTTACGTGCAGATGCATCAGATGTTTTATTATCTTTAGGTTCTGAAAACATGAAAATTAAAGGGAGAGAGATAATTATGAAACTTGGCGGAAAAGGTAAAACGATTTTTGATAATAAACAAAATGTACATGTTAAAGAAATTGAAAAATCGGTAATGAATATTTTAGAGACGATATGTTATGTTCCGATAATGAAATTGAATGATGATTTTATAAATTTTGATTACGTGGATGAAGAAATTCAAAAACTGATAAATGACACAAATGATAAAGAAAAAATATTAGTTTCTTTAAATAGAATCCGAATGGATAGAACATTATATTCTGCATTAAGTATAACATTATCAGTAGTGATGGTAAAATTATGGAGTTATATATGTTCTAATGAAAACAAAAATGAGATGCAGAAAAGATTATTACAAGAGTTAGAAGATATGGCAGGTACTTGTTCATCGGGATTTATTTCACGATTAGTAAATACTATATCAGGTTTCGGGGATTTAAGTATAGCGATATCATTTGAAGACCAAATCGTTTCTAATTTTAGCGCGAGATTGAATTCATATGCACAAAAAATATGTGATGAAGATTCAATTTTTCAAACAAAGTCATTTGACGATGTAAAGAAATTACATAATTCTGAAAATCCGGTTGAAGATTTTTATGATGCAGTTTTGAATGAAATGATGATATCGTCATCCGATTATAAAAACAGACCGAGTTTTCTTTTATTTTTTAGAACATATATGTCAAACATAAGAGAAGAAATGTTTAAAGAATTTATTGAATATGTTTCAGAATCAGAATTTGATTTATATTTTAGAAAAGCGTTATCATATTATGATGGAATCCGCGATACAATATAAAAATTTAAAGAATAAAAATTAAAAAATAAGATGGTATTAATTTATGATATAACTACAATAGTTTTCTTATTTTATTTATTTTATGTATATATGGATAAATTATTGTTAAAATATATTGAAGAAATTGAAAATAAATATAAATGTGATTTTTTGATACTTGAATCAAGAATTGAAATTTTAGAACAATATTTTAATGATAAAGTTGCTTCCACAGAAAATATTGAAACAGATATTTACGAAGAACCAAAAAGAAATTTATTTTCAAAAATTATAAAAAAGATGAAGAAGATGAAATGATTTTTTATTAAAACAAATCAAACGTATTTCAGTCTTATATTAAAATATAGTGTTTTTATATTGAATTTGCGTTTGACATAGTAAAAACATATGTCATACATATATGATACATATGTCATACATATATAATACATATGTCATTTCTATGTATCAAAATGCGAAATTATCATATTTTTAAACTGAAACCAGTTTAAAAAAAAAATTTATAAAAATTATTTCTATCAGTTTCTTTTTTATCCGAATTGAATATTAGTATCTGCTCTATTATGTTGAATAAATAATTCATCTACTAATTGATAAGATGGATATTCTGGATATTTATTCATAGTTTTACATATATGTGCATCTATCGCTCCTATATTACATATATTTTCTTCATATAATATTTTCGCATATTCTTTATTAATTATATATGCTTCTGTCGTAGGCGCACCTTTTATTCTGTTTAATTTACCTATTCTTTCTACTGGTCGTGCTGACCATTTATTTAAAAAAATTATTCCAAATTTTTCTGGTATTTCTAATTCATTTAAATATTTTTGCGCTATTTTTTTATGTTCAACGGTTCTAAATGCACAATCATCTTCAAATATTATAACATATTCATCATCACTTTTACTTATTAAATCATAACAATTCAAATGACTTAAACAACAACCAATTACTCCTCTCAATGTTTTATCAGGTAAATTATCAAAATTCCATTTATTCACATTTTTTTTTATAAATTCGTCCTTTAAATTTAATAAAGTACCATCTACTGCTTCAATTACTTCAATATTTATATCTGGTAAATGCTCACTAACTTCATTTTTAAACCTTTTAAGTCTATCTGAACGCTTTTTTAAATTTATTACATATCCTTGTTTTATATTAACCATTTATTAATATAAAGCAACATAAAATATTTTATACAATTTCAAGTTGATCAAATAATTTTTTGATATCTTTAAGTTCGTTTTTTATATCACTTACGTCATTTTTTATATTTACAATAAAATTATCAGTTTCTTTATTTTTTGCATCTACATCAGTCTTAATAACCGTTATATCATTTTTTATATTGTTTATAATTTCATCAGAAACTTTTACATTATTACAATTATCTAAAATCATTTTTATGGAATGTAAAATTCCGTTTGATTTAGTTTTATCTACAAAAGGCATTATCTCTGATATAAGTAATGCTACAGAAGATGCAATAGAAATATAAAATGTTGTTGGATCATCCGTTTTACTCATTTATTTAATGGTATAAAATTTTTTTCTTTTAATTATTTTTTATACTTGACCATAATAAATTTACAATAATCATTCCGGATAATAATCCCAATGTAATTCCGTTCATAGATTCAAGAGAAATAACTTTTTCTTTTGCTAATTGAAAACCTATATATCCTAAAGATAACAAAATTATTATAAAATATAAAATATAAGAAGAAAAATTTTCTTTTTCAGTTTCTTCTTCAGGTTCTTCTTCCTCATATTCAATTTCTGCCGATTGAATTTCGTAAGGAATTTGAATATTAGAAATATTACCAAAATTTGTATTCATTGTTTCATTATCGTATGAAAGAAGATTATGTTTAGGTTCTTGTAATTGTTTATATGCTTGTTGTACGTTTTTTATTCGATTACCTAACAATTGTTTTGTTCTGATACCGATATTATCCATTTATTTATTAGATAATTTTATTTTTTGTTTTATTATTTTTGTATTTTATTTTTTTCTCTTCTGGTAATTTTTCCCATTTTGTTTTTATATATTGAATTAATTCTTTAGAATCAAATTCAGGATGTGATTTTTTTATTCTTGGTTTTTTAGTTTTAACAAAATTATCATACATGATATCATCATCATTTCGTTTTGAACGACGTTTCGATTTTTTTCCTGATTTTTTCTTGTCTTCTGTTTTTCTATTCAAAATTGGTATATAACTTCTCATTTCTTGTTTATATCTATTCCTATCTTTTACTGACATTTCTTCATATTTAGAAATTTCAGTTGAATTACTTGCTTTTAATATTTGCCATTCTGTGCCTAACTTTGAAACTATTTCTTTTACAGTCAACTCCGGATTTTCTTCTTTTATCATTGGTCGTTTTACATCACAATAAAACAAAAAACCACTTTTACCTCGTTTAGGTTTTTCTGGATCTTTAATTTTAATATTATTTTTCTTTAACGTTTTTAATAATAATTGTTGATTCTTTTTTGATGTCCATTGTTCAGCCATATTAGTTTTATTATTTTCTAAAAAATCGAGAACAAATTGATTTATATTTTCAATAAACATTTTTTTTATATATTTATATGTTTTTAAGTTCATTTTTTTAACAACAACCGTATGTTGTTGTACCATATCTTGCGAAAGATTTATAACGTTCTTGACGTTGTTCCTGTATTTTTTCATCAGACGAATTAACTAACTGAACAGATAAATTATAAAATAAATCTCTAATATTTGAATTATTTTTCGCTGATGTTTCCATAAAATCTATTTTTAAAGAATCTGCATATTTTTTTCCATCTTGATAATTTACTTTTCTTAATTCTTCTAAATCATTTTTAGTTCCTACTAATATTTTAATAATTGGACGGTCAACATATTTATCAAGTTCTTTTAACCAAAATTGCGCATTTTCAAATGATTTATTACTTGAAATATCATAACATATAATAAATGCATCTGTGTTTCTGTAATAAGAACGTGTTAATGAATTGAATCTTTCTTGACCACAAGAATCCCATATTTGTAATTTAACTTTTTTATCGTTTACTACAAAAGATTTAATATTGAAATCGATACCAATTGTAGAAATATAATGTTCTAAAAAATTATTACAAGTTAATCTATATATCATTGATGTTTTACCTGATGAACAATCACCTAATAATAATATTTTGTATAAACTATAATCTGCCATTTATTATAAATCAAGAAAAAATTATTAACAAGGATTGTATATAATAATTATTTTCGCTACTAATTTTTCTGTTTCAGCACAATTGTCTGGTATGCTTACTCCAAATGAAGTTTGTAAATTAATGTTTTCTATTTTCATTGTCATTGTACCATCACTATTAAAAATAAAAGAAGTTGGATTTGAAGTATTATTTCTTAAAGATGAAATCATATTAAATTTAGTAGATATACCACATTCATCATAAACTTTCCCCCAAAAAGTTATTAACAATGGATAGAAATTTTGAGATAAACCATCTAATTTTATTATTTTATTTCCTTCATTTTCGACACTTGAATTTGGTGGTAAATTAATTCCAACAATTTTAGTAATATTTATTACACCAGTAGAATATATTAAAATTTCTGCTTTTCTCAAATTTGTTTCATCAGCGGAACATATTTTTGTAAAATCTAATGTATTTGACATTTTTATTTATAGAAAAAATAAAAAAGTAAGTTTTTTTATTACATTATACCGATATACATCATATCATTGTATGGTTCTCTCACATTTGCTGATTTAATCATGCTTTGTTTATCTGAATCTGTGGTCGAAGATGGATCATCATATAATATAATAATTTTAGAAATTAACGGTGGATTATTATTTGTTTTTCCTGTGGCTACTGCATTTTTCAAATTATTGTTTGTTTCGTTTACACCAAGACCTATTGTATTATTAACTAATTTAATTGATAATGAAATTGTATTATCATTATTAACTGTAAAAGCTGTTATATTATTACCATTATCATTCAGTTCTACCATTCTAAATGTATTACTATTTCCATCAAACAATTTTCCCCATATTGTCATTGAAATAGGATAAAAATTGCTTGATATGTTATTTATGGTTAGAGGAACATTAAATTTTGCTGAAGATGATCTTTTATCATTAGGAGTTTTTGATGTTGTAGATAATGGAAAATTTTTAGGCATATAAGAATACAAATTATTGAAATCATCATAATAAATTAATATTTCCGCTTTTTTCAAATCAACAGTTTGTTTTTGATTATTATTAAAATAAAGCTGAGGTGATGAAGTTGTCGTAGGTGTTGTTGTAGACATTTTTTTATTTATAGAAAGTTTTTTTATTTTTTTGTATTATTTAGCCAATAAACATTTACATTAGTAAAATTATATCCTTCATTATACAAAGTTTCCGTTTTATCAAAATCAAGTAATCCATAATTATCCTGATGTTGTTGTTCAAAAACGCGAATAAAAACATTATCTTCTAAAACTGGGTGCAATAATTCAGAATATTCTACTTGTTCAGTTATTATTGATATAATTCTTTCCGCGATATCTTTAATGTTCATTGTTAAACTTTCATATTTTCCTATTTTTTTACCACATACTATAACATCGACATATATATTTTCTAAAGGAAAATTATCGACGCAATAATTAATTCCCTCGTTAAGTAAAACATTACTTGTTAATCCACCATCTACAAAAATATCATTTAGAAATGGATATGGTGGTAAAGCGATAGGTATAGCAATACTGGACATCAAAATATCGACTAATCCATAATTTAAAACATCAGTTTTATTAAAAACTCGAGATGTACCATCAATCAATGATGTGGCTCCTATTTTTATATCTCTTATATTTGTTATATTTGAAAATATTTCAGTTAATTTTGTTTTAACTGGTTTATTATCATATAAACTCAATCCATTTAAAAAATATACTTTATGAAGTATATCTTTACTCTTAATAGATGTCCATAAATTTTTAAATTCGAGAGTATGATATTTTTCTTCACCGCTTTTGATAGAACCTAAATATGCGGTATTTAAAGAACCAGCAGAAACACCAGTAATGATATCATAGGTTGAACCAGATTCAAACAATTTAGATATTACACCTGCTTCAAAACTACCATATGCACCTCCTCCAGATAATGTTAATACATTACACGCTAAAGAAAAACTTAATAAAATCGTCGAACAAATAAATTTTAGCATTTTTTAAAATTTTTTTTATTTCTTTAAATAAAAAAATGAGAAAAAGAGATGGAAGAAATGTTTCACGAACTCCTTCACCGAGAAGAAATAACAATTTTCCGTTTTCAGCACCACGACTTGTTAGACAAAATGCAGTTCCTCTACACTCAAGTGAAAGTTCTACCAGAGCAAGACGAAGTAGTAGTCCTCAAGAATTACAAAGTCCTACATCATCTCCTATACGTTTACAACAAAGTCCAATTATAGGTAGACGAATGGCTTTTCAAAGTCCACTTCCACGAAGAATTCTTCGCCGAAGCAGAAGTCCGAGAAGACAAAGTAGCAGAAGTCCAAGAAGACAAAGTAGCAGAAGTCCAAGAAGACGAAGCAGAAGTCCAAGAAGACGTAGTAGAAGTCCAAGAAGACAAAATTAAACTTTACGTAATATTTTTATAATTATCTTTACCATTTTTGTGAACCAGTAAATATTCAAAGCATAAAAATTGTAGATTATAAAATAATAAAATTTTGACGATTTCGTATTTTCAATTATATTCTGAATAATATCATTTTGTAAAACTGAATAATAATATTTGTAAATTCTATAATAAAAAAATGTCGAAAAGAATAACAAATTGTTCAATAAAGAAAATCTATTATTCGGATATAAACAAATTATATTATAAAAAACCGATGATATTTCAAGTGCAATAAATGGTTTCATAATAATATTTTCAGATTCTTCAGATAATTGATTCACGTGTATAAAACTATACAAAAATATTCCAAGAAAATGATGAATAAATATATCCATTTTTCTATTAATAAATAAATCAACGACTAAATACGTCGCCAGTATATCTGCAATATCTTTGCAATTTCCATCTGTAAAATAAATATAAGATGAAACAATTGAAATAATAAAACTCGCATAATCACGTATTCTTTCTAATAACATATCTTTTTATATATATTTATATGTAATTTTATCTTTAAATCGATTTAATTAACGATAACCACATATTATATCCGTACTCGTATTTTCTTATTTGTTTTTCTAAATGTTGTATTACGATATCTTTTAACACGATTTTATATTTTAAACGATGTTTATCTTCATCATCTTCGTCATCTTGGTCAATGATTGAATAAAAATCTTTAAACACGTCAGGAGATGTTGACAAAAGCAATAAATCATTCATTTTAGATGAAATATTTTCAGTATTGTCTTCTGTAGCAGAAACAAATGAATCCATTATATGTTTTTATTTAACTTTTTTTCACTATAAATAAATTATTATCGACGGAATTATGAACATTTGGAAGACGTACATATTGATATGTTGTACCATTTAATGTCGGCATATCAAGATAACGATAATTAAATTGAGAATGTACTATATCTTCAATAATGTAATATCCACCGCTATTAACTTTGTTTATTAATTTATTCATAACATTACAATTTACCGGAAACCAATGTAAACCATCATCAATAATAATATCAAAACTTACATTATTCAAAATTCCAGATAAACAATTATCTATACTTTCTTCATTTGTCTGATCAAGATAAAACCCATGAATTCGCGGATCATTAAAATTCAATATATCACGGTCTATATCACAACAATATATCGTTGCATTTGGAAAATATTCATGCCAACCTCTAATACTTGCACCAGGGTTATAAACACGTCCTAATTCTCCACCTGTCATGTTAGATGGAATATGTGGATTCATTGACCCGATTCCAATCTCAAGAATATTGATTTTTCTATTTCTAAATTCTGAAAACATTTCGTCATAAATTAAACTATAATTATGATGTAAATGAAGTGATGATTTATCACTGTAATTTTTATGCATTATTTCACATAATGTTGTGGGTTGTTTTCGTGAAATATTTTGTAAATCGTGATATCCAAACATTTTTATGAATAATTTTATATTTTTAAATACAAAAAATATAAAAACTTAAATTTATATCTTAATTCCTATAATTCCTAACCTATACCTATAATTCCTAACCTATACCTATAATTCCTAACCTATATTACTACTATTTTTTGCGCGAGAATTTTTGGATTATCTTCTCCTAATTGTTTCTTTTTTTCTTCTTTATAGTCATATGAACAATTATGAACAAATGATGATAGACAGTTCATACAAAATGTATTTTTGCATTTGCATACATTTTCATATAAAGTCTTTTTCTTGCAATGATGACACTTAAACTTAATCATATCTCTTGTATTTTTATTTTAAGTCTAAAATAAAAAAATCAATTTAAAAATTATAGATTTTTGTCTCTTACCAGTAATGACACTGATTTACAATTGAACGAATCCGATAATTTTTGTTCTTCATAAATATCTTTAGAAAATATATTGTTTGGATAATAAATCAAATCGTATTCCATTTCTAAATTATTATCATATAAATATAAATCAATATATTGAAAAATATCTTTAAATAGTGCATCGTGATTAAAGTAATGAACTTGAGTTTTACCATTAATCGAAAATTTTATATTGAAACTATCACTCTTTTTCTCGTAACTAAAAACGTGTTCGCGAAGTTGATCCATTTCTGATTCTTTAAATACTTTTTCTAACATTTTCTGTTCATTTTCTTGCATTTTCAACATATCAAGTCTCATTGTTTCATTATATTCATTATTTTGTTCATCTATTATTAAACGACGTTCTATTTCAGAAATTGAAGGTTGAACTGGAATATCAACTGATTTCTTTCGTGCGACGCGATGTTCATCACAATATTTTCCTCTTGGTATACTGTTTCTAAAGCAATTATTTCTTGCGCAACGTTTCATAATTATATATCTTTATCTTGTTTTTATATATCTTGTTTTCAATTTATTTTTATTTCCATCAGAAATCGTGTAATCAAAACAAATATGATTGTATGTATTAACAATCCTAAATTATTTGGTTTTCCATCATGTTGTATTTTTACATCAAATAATTTATAAAATAACTTTCCAGTTTTTTTATAAATTTTCGGTGATGCAATCACGTAAAACAATATTCCAGAAAGTATGGAAATATACCATTTTGTTATTTCTTCTGCCATTTTTTTAAAGAAAAGAAAAAAGTATTTTAATAAAAGAAAATGGATGAATTTTCAGAAGAAGATTTTTCACCAAGTCCTTCATTCGACAAAATATTTGGTTGGAATTCAAAAATCGAAAAAGCCGTCAAACTAATCGAAAAACAATGTCGTCTTTATCGGAAAATGCATACCGAAGTCTCCATCGAATCAAATGAAAAATATTCAAATTTTATGTTATCTGCAATTATTTTAACTCCTTTATCTGGTGTTGTTACAACTATCGGTAGTATCTTATGCAATGATTTACAACATTTATATATTTATAACATATCTTCAACTTTATTAAGTTTTTTATCCGGTATTTTAGTCACAGTTATCAAATTTAATAAATATGACGAAATTAGTTATGCTCATAAAACAGCATCATCACGATATATATCTTTAGAAGAAAATATAAAAAGACAATTGATTTTATATCGCGAAGATAGAATAAATGCAAATGAATATTTAACTTGGTTAAGTAAATCGTTTGATGAATTATTTTTCTCTGCACCTGATTTTGAATCTAAAACTTTACGAAAATATGAAAAACAATTGGAAGAAATGGAAAAAGAATATGATGATGTCGAAATCAATTTCAATAAACAAGAAACACGACGAAATTTGAAATTCCAAGAATATCAAGATTTAAATAAATTTGATGATCAAACAATGCGAATGGAATTAAAAAAATAAATATTTTTTAAAGGTTGTTTAAAAAATTAGATATTTATCATAAAAATGACAAAAATTATTGAACTTGTAATGATTGTAAGGAATTCCGGAGAAATCCTACGGACTTGTCTTCAAGAAAATAAACAATTTATTGATCATTGGACTATACTCGATACTGGTTCTACTGATAATACTAAAGAAATTATAAAATCTGAATTAGCCGATATTTCCGGAAATCTCTATGAAGAACCATTCGTAGATTTTGCACATGCTCGTAATCGTTCTCTCGAATTATCTTCGAAAACTTGTAGATATACAATTATTTTAGACGATAGTTATATCTTATATGGTGGGCAAAAATTACGACAAATCCTTTCAAAATCAAAACATTCTTGTTTTTCTTTAAATATCGGTAATTATCGTAATAATTTTCTCCAGAATGAATATACGTCAATTCGTATTATTAAAACATCTGAAAATTTAAAATATAAATATCGCGTTCATGAACATATTGATGTAAATAAAAAAAATATTCAAGAAATTACAGATTCTGAAATATTTATCAATGATGTTGAATCTATGGAACATAAAAACCGTTCTGTAAATCGTCATAATAAAGACATACAACTTCTTCTTTTAGACCATAAAGATTATCCAAATGATTTACGAATTATTTATTATTTAGCAAAAACGTATTACAATTTAGAAAGATATGATGATGCGTTGACATATTTTCAGAAATTAAAAGGTAATAATATCGATGTTGAATATCAATTTTCTTATCATTACGATACAATTTGCACGCAATTTATGATTGATAATGATGTCGATATTATGGAATTGAATTTAAAATCCATTTTACCGAAATTTAAAAATAGAAAAGAGATTGATTATAAATTGGCCGTAATTTATAAAGATCGCGGACAAAATGATTATGCACAAGAAATTTTAAATACAATTATCACATCGAAAAAACCAAAACTTATTCATACCATTATGGAAAAAGATATTTATGATTATCTCATTCCTTATCTTTACATTGATTTGAATTTAACGTTAGGAAAAATTAATTTTGTCATTCCGCAATTAAAAAGACTGCTTGAAATGTATCCTAATAATCAACCTTTATTAAATATCAAATATGCAATTTGTGATAATTCTATTTATTCTTCACCTATAAAATTATCTTATACCAATAAAACTATTGTAATTCATACAGGTGGAGAACAATCATTGTTTAAAAATTGGAATCCAGTTAGAGACGCGCGGATTTCAGGTTCAGAATATATGGCGATAAATTTAGCGGAAGAATTTCATAAGAAAGGGTATCGTGTTTTTATAATTGGTTCTTTTGAAGAAAAAATACTTAATATTGATTATCAATGTGTTCATAAAGGCGTTGAATATATTGATTATAAATATTTTTCGGAATTTGCATTGAAATATGAAATTGATATTTTGATAATTAGTCGATATACGTCGAATTTAGTATATTATGATAATATTAAATCGGTATATTTATGGGTGCATGATGTTTTACCGATAACCGATGAAGCAAATTGTTTTCAGATTCATAAAGAAAAATTTAAAAATATTATTGCGATATCAAATTGGCAAAAGAAAAATATCGTATCTAAATTAAATATTCCAGAAGAAAGAATAATTGTTTCGCGAAATGCTATCCATCAAAAACGATTTAAAGAAATCAATAAAATTGAAAAGATTCCGTTTCGTTTTATATATACATCTGACCCTTCTCGTGGGTTAACAAATCTTATTAATTTAATTCCACAGATTAAAGAAAGATATCCGGAAACTACATTACAAATATTTGTAAAAAAAGAAAATATTGAATATGAAACATTACGAAAGATTGAACAACTTGATTATGTTTTTATAAATGGTAGAGTATCACAAGAACAATTGGCGATTGAATTTTTGAAATCTGACATTTTCTTTTACCCGACGGATTTTAAAGAAACATATTGTATAACAGTTTTAGAAGCGATGTGTTCTAAATGTTTAGTTGTTACGGTGAAATTAGCGGCATTGACAGAAATCGTTGAAGGAAAAGGAGTATTATGTGATTATCCTTTTAGAGAAAATACTGATGAATTATTAGAAAAATTATATTTTGTATTGGACAGACCGCGATTAAAAACGCATTTTATAAATACAGCGTATAATTGGGGAATTGAACAAACATATGAACGATTGGCCGATGAATGGATTGATTTTCTTTAAAAAATAATTTGTTTTTTATACAACATTTTTGTATAAAAAATTTTTACTTTTAACTCCATATGAGTAATGATGTGTCGGGAGAACCATTACTCATATCAGCGCGTACGTCTGTCGGCATATTTTGATAAAATTTTTTTATATTATTAGTAAAAGTTATATCATAACTTAATTTTCCGGAAGCCGCCGACGAATAAATAGTTGTTATAGAACCACGTAAAACATTATTAGTCTGTCCATCTTTCATTACCAGTTTATCATTAAGTTTCCATGATGATCTATTTGGGAATATAGATAAATTTTCAGTTACTTTTGTTTTTAGTGTAGTTGTAGGTTTTGCTGTTGTAGTTGTAGGTTTTGCTGTTGTTGTAGTTGGTGCTGGTGTTGTTGGTGCTGGTGCTGGTGTTGTTGGTGCTGGTGTAGTTGGTGCTTCCAGTACTGGTGGTGGTGCAACAAACGTACTACCACAACCGTTTATGGTATATATAATTTTGGTTGGAAGCTCTTCTTTGTCAAATGATATGGTGACATTTTCTACCAGAGGTCCATCTATTGAATTTGCGAAAAGTCGAGGAATATAATTAGTAGGGTACTTTAATATTCCGGACGCAGTATCTAGAGGATCCATAAATTTTGCTGTGATAGTAGTTATTCCTGTATCTGTCAGCGATCTTATCTTCGAGCAAAGTGTGAATTTTTCTGTTACCCCTTCTGCTGATACATATCCAACGTAATCATAACTACCACTAAACATTGATCTATAATTCCCAATCACATAAGTTTTATTATTTGAGGTAATTTTTACATGAGGCATGTTAAAGACATTAACATTATATTTTTCCATAACAGGTGATGTACCACAACCTCCGTATCCTTCATTCATCATATAAGGTGTTGGTTCGCTACCACAACTACCATATCTTTCACGGATATTTCTGTTATTGTATCCAGTATAATTTTCCATAACTGGAATTTCATTCATCACATAAGGCATTGGTTCACTACCGCAACTACCATATCTTTCAGCAACTCTTCTGTTATTGTATCCAGTATTATCCAAATATCCTTCGTAAATATTTTTATAA